AACCCATTCTGCTCGAATACTATAACTGAATTATTTAATGTTCCAAGATAGATTGCAACGTGTCCATATTTATTTGTTTCAGTTGAATCCCAAATTAATGTATCACCTGGAATAAATGCTTTGCTTTTTGGAATCTTATTGAAATATTTTTTCTCAATTGGCATTTTGTTATAGTCAAGGAATAAATCTTTTGCTCCGCCAGTTGTAGAGCAAGGGCCAGTATGTTCAGTAATTCCCTGTCCTTCTTTCCAATACTGTCTTGCTAAATCTACACACTGAGCACCGAAAGCTCCATCAAAATCAACTTTCTTTCCTTCGTATTTTTTTACAAAGTCATCAAGTAACATTCCAGCCATTTATTTTACTCCTTCTTCAGAAATTTATCCAAAGAAATATTAATGTCAATTGGAGCACAAATTGCAAGAATAGCAAATGCAATTTTAATTAATTCATCTACTTCACAATCAAAAATATGAAGACATTTGAGAACGAATCCGACCAAAAGAATTGTTCCAGCAATAATCTTTCCAAATAATGAAACTTTCTTTGCCTTAAGTTCTTTCTTTTCTTTTTCCTGTTTTGTTTCTTCCATTTTTGTTTACCTCTTTTCTAAAACAATCTATGCACAATTTATCTGTTTTCATTCTCCATCTGAAGAATGTTTGACTACAACATTTGCAAACATACATCATTGGTTTGAGTACTCCTTTCTGATGTTTATTAAATTCAAAATAATTTCTTTTACCCAACTGTTCATTCGCTGCTCAAACTCAGGTGTTTTAAAAGTTTCACTAACAACCAAAGAATAAACCAAACACTTGATTTCACTTTGTTTTATTTCTACATAAGTATTGGAAGAATTTATGTGATTGAAGGTTATCCATTCAATAATTTTATCATAGACTTTTTCAAGAATGTTCTCACAAATTACCTTTGTCAATTCAGAGCTTTCTTCATCAATCAATTTTCCTTTTCTGGACATGACGTAAAGATGCGCCCACTGCGTTTGATTTCTGATGATTGTTAGTTCCCTTTCATCAGAACCAATTCTCAAACCTTTACCTTTGAATGAAAGTAAACCAACTTTGCTCATTTTCCAAAGAATAAAAATTGCAAATACCATGAACAAAATAAACATCCAAGCATTTGCACTTGTAAGAATTTCCTTCAAACCCTCAATCACTTTTTCCATTTTTATGCCTCACTTACTGGTGGAAGTTCTTCTGATTCTTTTGAACTGCTACCAACTTTTTTTGCTATTTCTTTGAGAGTATCTCCGAACTCAAGTTCCTCGACAATCTCTGGTGTCATAATTCCCATATCAATATAACCCTGATATGTTTCCTGTTTTCTCTTTTCTGTGTTCGCTTTCTTCTCATCAATTTCAGCCTGTTCTTTTTCAGTCATCTGTTCAATCGGATTGAAAACGATTTTTGGTCTTTCAATATTTTTCCATTCTGAATAGATGTATGTTAATCTGTCAAGAATTGGAAGAAGCTTTCTTTTTTGTTCAGATTCAACTTTGTCATAATAGCGATATGTATCACCATCACCTGTAGAGTTTAATCCGCCTGGAGAAATTCCAAAAAGTCGTGTCATTGGATAACTACTTGCTGAACAGATGAGCATGAAAAACTGATACATTACTTCAGGGACACCGGCAAATGTTGCACTGTCTCGGATATAGTCTTCATCTACATCCATAATTAATGAATGGAATGTAGATTTCATAAGGTCCATGCTCTGTAATCTTTTCTGAATTAATTTGTCTCCATCTGGAGCAGCAAGAATATCAGCCAAATCTCTGAACTTGTATTTTCCAATTGAAAGTTCATGAAGCATATTTGAGAGAGAACCGAATGCTCCGGCTACATCTTTCAATTTGTCCTGAACTCTCTGAAGCTCTGACAATCCCCAATAACGATAATCAGGTGGAATTAAACTTGACTGTGAAGTTGGAATTTCAATTCCGTGAAGTTCGATAATTCTTGTCCAATGAACTTCTTTTACAATGAAATCTCTACCAATTCTGAATGTCAATGGATAAATCTCAGGAAGACCGTATCTTTCCTGAGTAGGGTCCATCTGCCACTGAATTGTTCCATACATAATGTTGTTTCTTGGAATAAACTTCAGATTTTCAAAGTCTTTTATTGCTCTGATGTTTAATGGTTGTGAAAGTTCATTTCCATCGAAAGCTCCAATCAAAAGAACTCCGCCACCATAAAGTCTTGCCCATTTAAGAGCATTTGTTATTTTATCAAATGCAGAGATATGAGCAAAGAATCCATCATATTCATCTGACAATTCTTCATAGCCTTCTTTCTGATTCTTGAACTCATAATGCCAACCGTGTTTCATCATATCTTCAGGTAAGAAGTCAATAATATTAGCTCCTAAACCATCATCAGCATAAATTGTTTCAAGTTCAGCATCCAAAAGGAATCCATCCGGTCTTGCTTTTGTATGAGATTTTTTATCAGCTTTCCCACCAAGACCGGTGAAGAGATTCTTCCAGCCATCCATCTTTATCATGTTTTTAATTCTTATATCATCCATTTGTTATTCTCCAATTATGATTTTGTATAAGTAATGTCACCACTTCCATCCCTGGATATTGCAACATAATCAATATCGATGCTCGTACCACTCACTGAAGTTATTTTTGAAGGCGTAGCATACTTGTCAGGCGTACCACCATCATTTTCAAGATAAGCATTGTCACCGACTTGTGGATTTTCAGACAATGTGAAATAACCAGTGTAATCTTCTTCATTCTTCCAATAATAAAAATTATATGCGTTAATAGTCGGAGAAGGAACATTATTCAATGTGACAGTTACTTTTTTCATTCCGTCTTTTCCCTGTGTCGGTGTGACTTCAACAGGTGTATTATAAGTGGAAACATCAATAGTAGTCTGATGGTTGTCTTCCAAATCAGCACCACTTGAACTTCCGGGATTTTCATCAACGGTTCCATCTGAATGCAAATATTTTGCAATCTTAGGGTCTGCCTGGTCGTACATCTTTTTATAATAATCATTCTTGATAATCAAGTTATTATTTTCATCTACAACTGAACCATCTGAAAGCAAATATTTCTTTATTTCAGGATTCCATTTTGTATAAAGGTCTTTTAAGCTCTCAGATTCCGCAATAACATTTCCTGCATCATCAACTAATTTTCCATCTGAAACCAAAAATTTCAAAGGCTTTGGTACTGCATTTTCGTATGTATTCATTTTTGTATCTCCTCAATCAATTGTTTCTTTTCTTCGTATTTATCTCTCTCATCAAAATAAAAAGTTCTGAATACAAGCAATCGTCTGAAGTAATCTTCATCAACTGCTATTTTCCCGTTGTTAGTTTTTTCATATTCATCTACTTCGGGGAATTCAGGCCAATTTATATCCGGACACTTATATATTGTCTTTTCGATTACTGTCGTTGTTTTGCAGCTGATGCATAACATCATCGATAGACATACAAGAAATATCAGCAAGCTTTTTAGCAAGCTCTTGTGTATGTTTCTTTTCAATTTCCATCTCCTTATTTAATGTTGTATATGAATTATTTAATTCCTCATAAGAATTTCTGAAAGTTTCATTTTCAGATTTGAGGGATTCAATATTTTTATTTTTGTGTTTAATAATCAAGATGAGAACTACAACGGCAATAATTAAAATGAGACTAAGAATTGCGAATACTTTCCACATATATTCCTCCTCTTAATCTCATAATAAAATAAATTGTGAAAAAAATAAAGTTTTATTTTTTACCACTCATACAAACTTCTTGATTTTGCCTTATGTGGTTTACAAATTTCTCTGAAGATAGTTCCGCAAGAATCTGGAGCATCATCTGGTTCAGAGCCTTCCCTGTAGTCAAGAATCTGATTCAGATATTCAGGGTCAGTGTCAGGGGACCAGTAAATACAATCCCAATATTCATACAAATTGGTAGAAATCTTGATATGTTTATTTTCAGATTCAGCATAGGTCTTTGTTCTTACACCTAATTTTTCCATTTGATTGGCGAAGTAGCCTTTATCAGGGTTTGTTTCATTGAGTAAGAATCTACATTTATATTTTCTGTATAATCTTGCAACTTCGTTTGCCCATGCTTTACAGTTTCCTGGATAAGCAAAGCCAATAGCTTGGAACTTTTTAGCCAATACGGGGTCATCATTGTCAAGTGGAGAAACAATAGTTAATGCACAATAGTGGTCTCCATCATACGCACAGTCAATATGGGCATAACTTTTCTTTGTATAGTCCCAGCCTTCTGCCATATTAGGGTCACTGAACAAACTGTTTTCATCTTTGTGAATCTCAAGTTCATAGTTTGCCGCATAAAGGAATGGAGTCGTTGTCTTTTTCTTATCTTCCATTGCCTTTTCTCCTAAGAAGTTGAATTCACTCATAGGGTACATTGCTATATCGGCAAATTTATTTATATCATTCCAAGCGTCATCCTGATGCCAAGGGGTTCCAATCCACAAACTTCCTTTCCCAGGGTCTATGATATTTGTTGCCAATTCATTTACAATTTCTTTGGTTCTTTCTCTCTCTGCTTTTGAAACTCTATCTCGTAAAGTAATAATATCATCACAGATTATTTTATCATAGTGCATACCAGTCAAGGAAGAATCTATACCATGAGCTGTAAGACTGACCTCAGGCGTGATTGTAGTTTTGAAATTATATCTCAATTTTCCATCTTTGGCCATTGTAGCCTTAGGATAAAATCCATGAGCATACTTGAATAATTCCTTAATCTGTGGGAGTTCCATTGCCTGTTTAACTGCAGAAACAATTGTAGCCGCATCATTAAAGCTCTTTCTTATGATTGCAATACGGTCATTCGGTTGAAGTAAGAACCAACGAACAATTCCTACTACATCGATTGCTGTAGACTTATAGCCGCCGCGGAAAGCCATCAAAGCTCTTGGCTCATTACTATCCCAGCAGTATTTTATCCATTCAGAGTGAAGTGGGTTTAATTTGTCTTTTCCCATTAAATGACCAAGAAGATGAGGATTGTCAATTAATCCCTTGAGAATCTCATCATTAAAATAATATTCTTTTCCATCCATAGTTGGAAATTATATATCACTTTTTTAATTTGTGAAAGAAAAAGGCTAGGAGTTTATTTCCTAGCCTTTTAAGAGAATCGGCAAACTCAATTTATTTTTTTTAACAGATTACTTCCGAATCCTTTACATTATAACTTTCATCATCAAGTCTTGCTGCAAGACCATTCATCCAAGCCCAGTGAGCATTTGTTGAATATGTTCTTTCATCCTTAGCAAGCAAACCGTATTTCTTGTTCAAAGGGAAGAGAGCTTTTGCAATTTCAACATTTGAAGAATTGTCTGCAATTTCAACTTCTTCAAGAACCTTCTGAACTTTCTCATCTAATACTTGCTCAAAGAAAAGATGTCCAAAGAAAAGTTTTCCCATTCTTTCAGCTACCGGCTCAATTTTAGTTTCTTTTAAGATTTCACTGTAAACTTCTGCAATTTTAATTTTCATAATTTACTCCTTTTGAAGAAGCCGCCGGACTTTTACATCCAGCAGCTTCTTTTTTTACTTTCTAGGTTTATGAGTAATACTCAATCAATCCCTGGAAAGTTTCCTCAGCTCTGGAGATGTCGTACTCCGTTGCCTGGACTGAACCATTGAGAAGGATTTCAAACTTGTCTAATCCTACCTCAACCAACTCCAACTTGCTACCTGAAGTCAGAGTGAAAGTTTTTAAGACTTGCATTTTTTACTCCTTATAAGCCGCAAATCTCTCACCTACAT